AAGTCAAACTTGCCGCTTCTCTGCAAAACACCACCGGGGCGACAAATGCCCAGATTTCAGCTGTTGAAAAACAAATCACAAAAACTTCGCTTCTCACTGGGCTGACCGATGACGAACTTCGACCATCGCTGGAAAGACTTGTCAGATCGACAAAAGATGTTGAAGAGGCTCAAAGACTTCAATCACTAGCAATCGATATTGCGGCGGGCTCTGGAAAGTCTCTCGAGGCTGTATCAAATGCTCTGGGCAAGGCTTACGAAGGAAACGCGACATCGCTGGGCAAGCTCGGAATTGGTATTTCGGCGGCAGAGCTTAAGACCATGTCTTTCGATGAAGTCACTGGCGCACTTTCAAAGACTTTTGAAGGTCAAGCTTCAAAACAAGCTGACACATTTGCGGGCAAGATGGATCGTCTTAATGTTGCATTTTCCGAAGGTAAAGAGACAGTCGGGTCATTTGTGCTTGACGCTATTACTCCGCTTGTCAGTGGAATCGTCAACAAAGTCATTCCGGCAGTCTCCGCGCTCGCTGATGATATTGGAAAAAACTTGGCTCCAGTATTTGCAAATCTAGCCACATTTTTCAAAGAGGTTTTAATTCCAATTTTTGGAGCATGGTGGAGCTACATCACCGAAATCGTAATTCCGGGCATTGTCAACTTCTTTCAGCCAATTCTTGAGGGTCTATTTGAAGCATTTGGAAAGATTGCTAAATCAATCAAAAACAATGAAGAAAATCTTAAACCTTTATTTAATGCACTCAAGGCATTTGCGTCATTTGTTGCAGAAATTCTTGCGCCAGTTATCGGAGAAGTTTTGGGCGCGGCTTTGAAGATTCTTGGCACTTTACTCTCTGGACTTATTACCGGCTTTTCAAAGCTCATCGGCTTCATTGATGGGGTCGTCAGCTCAATTCGCAATCTAATCAATTTGGTCAAAAACAATCCAATCGTCAGCGGCATTGGAAATCTTGTTAATTCCGCATTTGGCGGCTTTCGGGCAAATGGTGGATTTGTAACGGCTGGGACGCCTTATGTGGTGGGCGAGCGCGGAGCTGAGTTATTTGTGCCAAAATCAAGCGGCACAATTATTCCAAATGGAGCCGGGGGCGGCACGACCATCAATTTGACCGTCAATGGCGCAATCGATCCCGAAGGCACAGCCCGTCAAATTATTCAGGTCTTGAATAGGTCACAAGCCCGCGGGGCTCTCGGTGCTGGAGCTCTGACCTTTTAATGAGCATTTGGACGCCGGTCTGGCGCGTTAAAATAAACGCCGTTGAATTCCAAAATGTTATTTTGGCAGACTTGACGATTACTTCAGGACGCACAGACATTTACTCGCAACCCGTTGCAGGATATTGCAACATCTCACTTATAAATCTTGATGAGTCTGCAATAACCGCGGAAATAAATCAAGGCATAACAATCGAAGTCCAGAATTCAGCTGGAACTTATGTGCCTATTTTTGGCGGATCTATCACGGACATCATCGTCGAAGTCTCATCGTCCGGCACAAATGGAATCTCTCAAACCATAAATCTGACAGCTCTGGGGGCTTTGTCAAGATTGCCAAAAGCTTTGACCGAAGGCGTCCTTTCAAAAGATCTTGATGGGATTCAAATCAAGACAATTCTTAGCCAAATCCTGTTTGATAATTGGAACGCAGTCCCAGCGGCACTCCAGTGGAACACTTATGATCCTGCAACAATTTGGACAAATGCTGAAAACAATGGACTGGGCGAGATTGACGATGGAAACTATGAATTGCAAGCCCGGACTTCAGACATTACCGACATTTATTCGCTGGTCGCCGCTCTAGCTACTTCCGGACTTGGCTATCTCTCCGAAGATTCAGCGGGGCGAATTAACTATAACGAAAGCACCCATCGAAGTGTTTATCTTTCGACAAATGGGTATCTTGATGTCACTGCCACCGACGCGCTCGCTTACGGCTTAAGAACATCAACCCGCGCGGGCGATATTCGGAATTCCATTGCAATCAAATGGCGTGCCGGGACAGCCGAAGCGGAAGACATTACATCGATTGCAAATTATGGAAAACTGGCACAATCAATCCAAACGACTTTACACAATGAAGCCGACGCAATCTCGCAAGCCGATTTTTATTTGACTCTCAGAGCAAATCCCCGGGCGATGTTTGACTCAATTACTTTTGCGCTGGGCAATCCAAATATCACCGACGGAGACCGGGATACCCTTTTGGCGGTATTTATGGGCTTACCGCTAAACATCACTGACTTGCCAAATAACATGAACGACGGAGAATTTCAAGGATTTGTGGAAGGCTGGACTTTTAATGCAAGCGTCAGCAATTTATCATTGACACTTAACCTCTCGCCGATCGCTTTCAGTCTGCAAGCGTTCACATGGGACGACGTGCCAATATCCGAACAATGGAGCACTTTAAGCAATACACTTGATTGGTTGAACGCGACCACGGTCGCATAAAGGGGACAAAATGGCAACAACAACAAACTTCGGGTGGGAGACACCCGACGACACCGATCTCGTCAAAGATGGAGCCGCGGCAATGCGCACACTCGGCAACAGCATTGACACTTCTTTCGTTGATCTCAAAGGCGGAACGACTGGTCAAGTATTAGCTAAAAACTCTGGCACTGACCTTGATTTTATCTGGACTGCAATTGATCCACTGGTGATTCTGGATGCTAAAGGCGATTTGATTACTGCTACCGCCGCCGACACACCAGCTCGTTTAGCGGTAGGTGCCAACAACACTGTTTTGACAGCCGATTCAACAACTGCAACCGGATTGAAATGGGCGACACCTGCCGCCGGCGGTGGAATGACTCTCTTGTCAACAACAACCAGCCGCAGGAGATTTAACATTTTCATGCAATTCTGACGACACACAATATTCGTTTGGCAGACAATGGAAAGGCGGAACTGAAACTAATTGGACTGGTTCAGGAAATCTTGTGCCGCCCGCAGAGGGATTTAATAGAACAGTGACAGGAAACAATTTGTTTGTTTATTTTCCACGTTATGCAATTGCTGGGATTGCACGAGTCGGTGAAGTGTTTGGTTATTATAGACACAGTAGCAATTCTGCATTTATGTATAATGGTAGTTATGGCACTGAGGGAACAGTAGCAATTTCAAGTTTAACTTTAAGCAATTCAGGCGGCACGTTTAGTGCTGGCACTGTAAGAATTTATGGAGCAAATTAAAATGACAAATCCAATTATTAGAATACACAACGTTGAAAGTAATGAAATAATTGATCGTAAAATGACAAATGAAGAATTTGCTGATTACAATGCAAGAAAAATAGAGCAAGAAATTGCACAAGCCGAAATTGAGTCGAAAGCTGTTGCCCGACAAGCAATTCTTGATCGTCTTGGCTTAACCGCTGACGAAGCGAAGCTTTTGCTGGGATAAACATGGAATCGCCTAAAGGATCACTTGCCAAACTTCTCGAAGTTATGATTGCGGAAATTGGCTATGTCGAGACTCCGGACAACATCACGAAATTCGGCAAGGCTTTTAGAGCTGACGGAAAGCCGTGGTGTGGCTCTTTTCAAAATTGGTGCGAGAAGCAAGCTGGCGTCAAAGTGGTGAACACTGTGTGGACTCCGGGCGGCGAGCTCGCTTACAAAGAAATGAACAAATTGCACAAGACTCCAAAAGTCGGAGATTTGGGCTTTATGAATTTCAGCGGTGGCAAAAAGCCGGAGCATGTGGCTCGAGTCATCGAAGTCAACAAAGACACAGTCAAGACAATCGAAGGCAACACTTCGGACAAGAATCAAGCAAATGGCGGAATGGTGATGGTCAAAGATCGTCACATTTCATTATTTGTTAGCTTCGGGCGTCCGGACTTTGTCGAGTTTTCGGGAGACCTACCAAAGCTACAAACCCCGAAAAAAAAGGAGAAGGTTAAAAAATGACAAACTTCAAAGCAATGGCGGCTTCATGGGCTCGCTCATTTTTGGCGGCGGCAATAGCTGTTTATGCCACAGGCAACACAGATCCAAAAGCAATCGCGTCAGCTGGAATTGCGGCAGTCTTGCCAGTAATTCTTCGCTGGCTCAATCCGGGAGATCAAGCTTTCGGACGATCAAAGTAATTGATTCAAAGATTTATCCTGTTAGGGCTGGCACTGTCTTCGGTGCTAGCTCTTTCAGCATGTGAACGCTATGACGGCTACACACGCTATCCGTGTCAAGACTTTGAAAATTGGGAGAATCCCGAGTGCCAAAAGCCCGAGTGCGAAGTCGCTGGAGTCTGCACCGAGGATCTACTTGGGGACATAGTCAAACCAAAGCCGAAGGAATAAAAATGCGCCAGAGATATTCGCCGGAAGAAATCAAAGCTCGATTGATCCTGTTTATTGGCGTGACCTTGTCAGTGGTCTTCCTTATTGTGACTCTGGGGATTGTCTATGCGTTGATTTTTGTGACTCAACCCGTCGCCGCACAGGCTCCAAATGACGCGGCATTTATTGACTTACTCAAAACACTGGCAATCTTTTTGACCGGATCACTTGGCGGGGTTTTGGCAAGTAATGGCTTGAAAGATAAGGAAAGAAAAATCGTGCAAGACACGCCCAAAATTGAGCGGGATTCTTGACACTGCCCGTCTTATGGCTCACCCTGTAACTAGGGAGCGCGAACGTCGCTCTCTGAAACGGGAGCAAAACAATGAACGAAATGCAAATCATCTCCGGACTCTGGGAGCTTCTCCTACTTGCCGGAATCGTCGCACTGGCCAGTCTTGCGGCCTACTCAAAAGGATTCCGCGAAGGTAGATCTGAGGGCTACCACCGGGGTCGCTCGGTCGGTATGCAGATTGGAGCTGGTCGCAAATGAGTTTCGATTTATCAAATTATGAAGATGTAAATTCTCGAATAAAACGCTTTCGGTCAGAATTTCCGTCCGGGAGACTTGTCGCCTACATCGAAGACATTGATGTGGTCAAGGGCTTCATTTTGATGAGAGCCGAAGCTTATCGGGACGACACAGAGACCGTCCCAGCGGCGGTCGATTACGCATTTGAAATTCGAACAGATCGCGGAGTCAATCAACTGAACTGGGTCGAAAACTGCACGACTTCGGTCTATGGAAGAGTAATTGGCTTACTTACACCGAGCGAAGTAAATCGCGCAACGGTTCAAGATATGCAACGAGTCGTTGAAGTTACAGAAATCAAAGCCGATGACGATAAATGGGACGAATGGGTCGGAGTGCCAAAAGCCGCCGAAGCGATTGCCGAGATTGAGCAAAAACTAGGGGGCAAGTTACAAGACGCACCGCCTAGCTGTAAGCATGGCACGATGGTCGAACTCAAAGGCACATCAAATAAAACCGGCAAAGAATACTTCGGCTACAAATGCACTCAAACCATGAAGCACCACCAATGCGACACAATTTGGTATCACTTCTCTGTGAGCGAAGGGGTGTGGCTTCCAAATGGCTGAGTCATTCATTTTTTACGCGGACGGCTCTTACTTGAGACTCGGTGGATTGCCAAATGCGCCAGTCGAGGGCAAATGGGCTCATTGTGATGATTGCCAAAAGCCGCAACCCTTACACAATGGCAACATGAATGAGCACTTATTCATTTGCGCCGAATGTCTGGGTAAATGAGTTACATAGATCTCGACCAGAGCGAAGTCATCAAACAAGCTGAAATCGGTCTTGTGAGAGCTATCCGATACATGCCGCAATTCTTAGGCATTACCGAAAAACGAAATTACCAACATGACAAAGAGCGCATGAGCTTTCCGGAATTTGTCTTGCAACAGTCCGAAGCTATCGGAGCCGAGATGGCAGTGGCAAAACATTTTGGGACTCCCATTGAGAATCTTGCAAATACAAATTACAAGACTCTTGCCGATGTCGGGACAAATATCGAAGTCAAATGGACTCGATGGAATCTGGGGCATTTAATCGTCAGCGACTTAGATCGACCCGAAGACATTGCAGTGCTTGTCGTAGGCAAATCGCCAAATTACAGAATAGCCGGGTGGATACCG